CGTTAAGAAGACGGACTTCTCCACCTTCTATTGGTAAACGTGATCCTGCATATCTTGCAAATATCACCCAATCTTTTTCTTTACACCAAGGACCTGTTTGAAATTTATCTTTGTCTTTATAACAAAGTGGTCCCATCTTTAAAACATAGCCACAGTTTGTAACCATTCTAGCTTTGTCTAAAGATTCTTGTGAAAATATAATTCCACCTTTAGTTTTTTCTTTTGGTGTAAAAGGTAAAACTAACATTCTCCATCCTGATGGTTCAGGTAACTGTTCCATCATTTCTCCAATGTTATTTTCGTCTAACCTTTTTGATTCTTCTACTGATTTTATTTTATCTTCCTCTTGATATTTTTCTTCAAGAGCTAGTTTCGTCTTCGGAATCTCTTTGTCCGAATCTGATGACGTTGTCTGGTCTTTCAGTATCATTTTTTTTATCCTCCTTTGGATTTAGCAGGTTTGATATTTCCTGATCTATTAATTGTAAGGCATGTGCCTGTCCTAGCAGATATTTATATTTTTCCATATCTGTTGCTCCTCCAGCCATCATAGTATCACCTATAGACTGATATGAAGTTCGTAAAATTTTTCTAATTGTGGGTATAAATGTTTCGAGTGAATGATCTGTCATTAGCAATTCCATTTTCTAAGACTTTTGTTAATCCTAGAATCTGGGTCGCGTGCGGTTTTTGCTGAAGTTAATCTTTTCTTCATACCTTTCATACGAGCGCAGAACGATTTTCTACGATTAGCAGCCTTAGAACCTTCCTTTAATTTAGACGGTTTAGTTGTTACAGCTGTTTTTAACTTTGAACCAGGATTAGCTGCTCTATAAGATGCAACTCCCTTTTTGTTCAAACCTCCTGACGGAGACTTTCCTTCTTTTCTTTGCCATGCAGCAGTTCTTGCCATTATATTAAACCTTTATAATATTTTCTGTAAGATGGATTACTATATGTTTTTCCATCAACATTCAAGTCGATGAAGCTTCCAATATAACCACCCTCAGCAGCTTTTTTTCTTACAATTGTTTTTACGTTAGTTGGTTTAGGGCCAGTATTACCAGCTGCTCTTTTTCTTTTTACTGCAGAAGCTTTTTGTGATGAAGACATTGATTTTGCTTTTGCAAGTGGAACACATTTTGGATATTTTCTTTTAGAGCCTTTTGATCTACCACACGGTTGATACTTACCATCTTTTTTAGGTGCTCCTATGTCTACCCATTTTTCTGATACCCACTTACGTAAACCCATTATTTTTTCTTTTTAGTTTTTTTCTTTCCACCTGGTTTTATTTTACCAGAACAAACTGCTGATCCATACATATTAGCATATGCTGATGGGTATACTTTAAATTTTCTTTTAGCAGCAGCTTTACCTTTTGCACAAAGTTTAGCCATGATTAGTGTCTTGCTTTACCCCAACCTTGTATTTGAATAGATTTCTTTTTACCTTTTGGATTACCTACAGTGTCAACTGAATCATCAGCTTTAACTTCAACAGGTCCACCCATTGCAAATACGCCTCTACCTTTTAAAATATCAGCTTTAGTTACTTTTCCATCTTTGTTTAAATCTGGAAATGATTTTTTTTTCTTCATTTTTTTCCTCCTCTAAATATTTGTGTTCCTTTTATACCATAAATACTCGCAACTACAAGTATCCAAAGATTAGTAAACCAAGAAGGGAGTTGTGAGAACATTTCGAAGAACAATTTTACCTTATCCATCGCTGCTGGATCATCTGAAATGACTGCCCACGCTAAAATTGCTATCGGTGCTGACAAAATTATTAAAACTGCCTCGTCCTTCCAGTCTGAATCTCTAGATTCTAGTAATTTTCCTTGGTAAGCCTCTTCTCCTCGGGCCATTTTTCTTGCATGTTCCATTTGAGCGTCTGCCATAAGCATTTTTGTCTCTTGACGCTTCTTAAAAATGTGTGAACCAGCTTTTACTGCTAAATTTAATGCACTAAACCACATATTCTAGATCTCTTTTTTTAATTCGTGTTGTAAAACTGTTTTTTTAATAGAAGTGTCAGCTCTTAACTCTGCTAAATCTTCATTTTGATCAAGTTTTTGCTGATCAGTCATTTGATTCATCATTGCTTTCATCTTATCAAGATTAATTCTCTCTTGAGATTCTTGTTCTTTTCTAGCATTTTCTTGTGCTCTAAGATCCAACTCTCTTGCTCTTAGTTTTGCAATAGGATCATTGTCAAATTGTGAAGTAATTTCTTTTTCTTCCTTCATAAACTCTTCCATCATCTCTGCAATTAACACTGCTTTTCTAGATTCTATTTTTTCTGACAACATTCTTACTTGCATTTCCATTTGTTGAGCCATTTGTGGGTTTTGTTGCATCTGCATTTGCATTTGTTGTAGTTGTTGTAATTCATTTCTAAATTCTACTTCAACTTGTTCTTGTGCCATTAAAGAAATATGTTCAAAACAGTTTTTTTCTAATGAAGCCATAATCGTAGGATTATTTCTAGCCATGTTAGTTGCCATAAAATTTAAGTGAGCAGTCATGTGTGCTCTATGATCTTGACCTGGAAAGGCTTGGAATGGTTTCCCTGCAAGAGCATCAATGTGCTCTAATGCAGGGTCCTTTGGTTGTGGGGGTAAAGGTTTAATTAAAATTTGATCAATGTTTTTTACACCTAAAGCTTCATACATATTTCTAAATACTTCGTATTGATTATGTATTTGAGGATTGGACATTGCCAATTGCAGCTCCGTCTGCGCAAGAGAGATACGCTGTGTTTGTGAGAAAATATTTGGATCCGCAACTGGCAAAATATCTACACGGTCATCAAAGTCTTGTTGTTTAATCATTCTTTGACCACCTACCACATCGTAAGGGTATTCTTCAGGTAGATAAAGTTTAAAAACTCTAGCTAATAACTTAAATTCATTTTTTAATGCTGCATAAATTCTTTTATGAATTGCAGACATTGTTCTTGATCCTCTTTCTAACAAGGCGACTGTCGTTCCCACCGCAGCTTGTTGATTCCCATCTCCTATTTGCAGGTCTGCTATGGAAGCAAATCTTTGTCCTGCAGTAACAACGACACCCATAAGCTGTAATAGAGTTTGACTTGGTTCTTTGAATGGTAACATCATAAATGAATCTCTGATGTTTCCTCCAGGTGCATCTACATCTCTAAATTCACCCGGTTGTATAGACTGTGCGTCATCTCTAATTCTTATACCTCGTTGTTTAAATCCAGCAGGTAAGTTTGATAAAGTTCCTGCATCCAATAATTGTCTTAAAGCAGATGTAGCAGTTCTAGATAAACCGCCAATCATGTGTATTAAACCAAAACCATAAAAACCTAGTCCAGGTAAAAATTTGAAGTGTACAAAGTATTGTACTTTTGATTTTTTAGGATCATTAATCTCGTAATTTCTTTTAATAGATAAAATTTCTCTAGAGTTTTCTTCTAGAGTTACAATGTAAGGTAATTTAATTCCTGTTGGTTCCTCATCTTGTCCAACATCTTCAAAACCTTCTAAATCTAAATTAACATGACACTCTAATAAATTAAATACATCTTCTTCTCTACCTTTTGATCTACCCTCAAGTTCATGTTCTTTTCTTTCAACATCATCTTCATTAAGTTGGCCAGGTTGAATATCTATATCTCTGTAGAAACCTGCAACTTGTTGTTTTCGTAATTCATTTTCTGAAATTTTAATACGATGAATAATTGCTTCCGCATCATCTAATGAGGTAGCTGTGTACGGAACAATTAAATCATCAGCTGGTACAAATTTTGAAACAGCTCTTTGTAAGACTTCATCAAAATAAACTTTTTTAAATGATGATCCCGCTAAAGGTAAATAAAATAACATTTGATCAAACTCAGGCTCATATTCTTTCATCTGATCCATAAGTTGATAGTTCATGAAATCTTTAACTCTACTTGCTTGTTGAGTTTTCTCAGGAGAAGACATTCCTAAGATTTGAGTTCTTACTGGTCCATCAGCTGGGAGTAACTCTTTATATGCCAACGCCTGAAACTGAGTAACAGCTTCAGCAAGCACCGGATGAGTGGCACCCGAAGCACCCGAGAATGGTTCCGTCCTGTTTTCATATTTAAACCCTAATAAATCTAAACCTTGTTTATACGATTGTTCCCAATCTTTTCTAGAATTTTTATAGTCTTGATAATTCTGAAACAAGTCTGAAGATAATCTTCCTAATACATCATCAGGTAAATGGTCAGCTAAATTATCGTAGTGATTATCTGTTCCTGCAACAGAACCTATACCAGGATCGTAGTTAATGTCTACTGATCCATCTTCGTTCTCTTGTATTTCTACAGGATCACCTTGTTGTTCTGCTTCTTCTTGTTGTTCTAATTGAGCTTCTTCAATTTCAACATCAGAAGGTACATTAATCTCTTGCTCTACGTTTGGTAAAGCTTTATCTACGTCTGCCATTATTTATTTTCTCCAGTTTTACAGTCTTAACAGTATTATACTTTAAATTCAACCCCTGTGGTTGTGGTCCACTCTTTGGTGGTGGCCCAGATTTTTTTCCATGTTTATAAGGTGTATTAGTCTTCATCAGCAAACTTTTTCATTTCTAAATGAATATCGTCTTCAATACCAAAATCAAAATCTTTAATTTTACCATCTCCATCAGGTCTTGCAGATACTTCTTCATATTCAACAAAACCAGTTTCAGGGTCTTCTTTAATCTGCATCTCAAACTCTTCATAACCTTCATCTCCTCTATCTCTAACTCTTTTGATTCTAGTTCCACCTACTCCTTCGTGTAATTCATAATCACCTAAATCATACCTCATAAATTCATCAGGGTTATCTATTTTTCCTATAACTTTAGATGAACCTAATGTTTTAATTTTAGAAATTAAATTAACTAAGTAATCTGGCATTTGTTCTGCTGATCTTGATATAGCCTCAATAACTTCAGGAGCAGCTTTAGTTGCAGGTTTAATAAACTTACCTAAAAAAGGAAGTGCACCTAATACCATTCCAGCTTTACCTGTTAGTTTTAAAAATTTTCTTCTACTCATATTTTTTGGTTCGCCACCTTCAGCAAGTTGTACTCTACCACCATTTGCAAAAGACATTTGATAGGGCTGACCAGTTATTTCAGAAATTTTTGCTTCAGCAAAATTAACAAGACCTGCTCTACCTTCAGCTCTAGCTTTATTTTGTTCTGCTACTCTTTGTTGAACAATTTTCTTTTGTTCATCTAAAAACATTTTCTCTTCAGGAGTTACTTCTGGTCTATCTGTTCTTCCTTCAGCTAATGGATCATCTACAGCTGCATCAAAAGATTGTTGTGCATTTATTTTTTTCTGAATTTCTTGTGCTTCTTCTGGTAGACGATTGTATTCTCTAATCATATTATATAATGGATCAGCTCCAAATAATCTAAATGCTGTTTCAGGTAAAGATTTTCCTTCTTGTAAAGCAACTCCAGTGTCATAAACACCGTAAGCCGTACCTAGTCCAGGTATAAGTTTTAAAGTTCCTTTTCCAATTGCACCTCTACCTATATCTTTAATACCTTCCATCGTAATATTCGCAAGAGGTTGTATGATTTTTTCAGAAAGATATCTTGTTCCTGGAATTGCTTCTGAATAAATTCTTGGAG